TACAACTTGTTGCTAAATTACAACACTGATAAAAATAATGCTTGACAGCTTTCGACAACAAGGCTATAATAACTGTATAGCATAAAGGAACTATAAGAATGCTTACTACTTACTTAGATTTAGTTAACAATGTTCTTATACGACTAAGAGAAACTACTGTGTCCTCTGTAGGAGACACTCCTTATAGTTCTTTGATTGGTGTCTTAGTCAATGACGCAAAGCGTGAAATTGAAGATGCTTATCAGTGGAGTGCCTTAGAGACCACGATTGTCTTGCCGACAGTGGCCGGACAGCGTGAATACACACTGACAGGCTCTGGTCGTAGGTTCAGGGTTGCTGATGTCTTAAACAACACTGAAGACATCTTCATGCAGCAGGCTGACGGTACATGGATTGATCGTCAATATTACCTTGCAGATGTCCAGAATGCTGCTCCGATCTACTACAACTTTGTCGGTTTAGACAGTAACGGCGACACTTCTGTGGAACTGTGGCCTCAACCGGATGCTGTCTATTCGTTACGGTTTAACCTTTACATTCCACAGGCAGATTTAGCTAATAACGCCGATACTGTAAAGGTTCCTCATCATTTGGTTCAGATGCTGGCTTATGCCAACGCTGTGGCTGAACGAGGTGAAGACGGTGGACAGTCGTTCTCTGAACTGTACCAGAAGTATCGTTTAGCTCTAGCTGATGCTATTGCACTGGAATCTAATCGTTACGATGAACAAGTGACTTGGACGGATGTATAATGGTTGCAAAACTGTTAACTACATCTATTTCTGCTCCAGGCTTCTATGGCCTGAACACGCAGGATAGTGTGGTGTCTCTGGAGTCTGGCTACGCCACCGTAGCAACCAACTGTGTCATTGACAAGTTTGGTCGTATCGGTGCTCGTAAGGGTTGGACTCCAGCGCACAGCACACTGGGTGCTCTTGGTTCTAATGCAGTTGAAAGCATTGCTGAACTGATTGCTAATGATGGAACATCATACATTGTCGCTGCTGGCAACAACAAGCTGTTTAAGCTGTCTGGTAGCACACTGTCTGAACTAACCTACGGTGGTGGCGGTACAGCACCAACGATCACTGCTAATGACTGGCAGATGGCTCCGCTGAACGGTGTCCTATACATCTATCAGGAGGGTCACGATCCTCTGGTGTTTGATCCTGCGGTGTCGTCCACGACCTACAGGCGTGTGTCTGAGAAGTCTGGCTATGTCGGTACCGTCTCAAACAACAACTGTGTGATCAGCGCCTATGGTCGTACATGGTCTGCCACGAACACTACAAACAAGACAACCATACAGTTCTCTGACTTGCTTGCAGGTCATGTACTGTCTACTGGCACAGCAGGCACTTTAGACCTGAGCCAAGTATGGCCTGCTGGTGCAGATGAGATTGTGGCTCTAGCGGCTCATAACGGCTTCCTGATCGTGTTTGGTCGTAGACAGATTCTGATCTACAACAATGCCCAGGAACCGGCCTCAATGAGCCTACAAGACGCTATCACAGGTGTTGGGTGCTTTGCACGGGACTCTGTGGTAACAACGGGCTCAGATGTGTATTTCCTGTCGGACAGTGGCGTGAAGTCACTGATGCGTACAATCCAAGAGAAGTCTGCACCGATGCGTGACATCAGTGCCAATGTTCGGGATGACTTGGTTGCTGCAATGGCTCTAGAGTCTGCTGTTAACATCAAGGCTGCACACTCGGACAAGGAAGGTTTTTACCTGATCACGATGCCTGTAACGGGTGTCGTATACTGTTTTGACTTACGGATGCAGCTGCCTAACGGTGCTGCCAGGGCTACGACCTGGGATGGTACCATTCCTTCTGCTCTGTGCTATACTCGTAACAAAGACTTGTTGATGGGTAAGCTCGGATACATTGCTAAGTACGATACCTACAAAGACAATACCGATACTTATGTAATGCGTTATTACACCAACTACTTTGACTTCGGTGTGCCTACGGCCCTGAAGATCATGAAGAAGGTTGGTGTCACAACAATCGGTGGACAGGGTTATCCTGTTGTTCTTAAGTTCGGTTATGACTACAGCGACATTTTAAACAGTAGACAGTTTAACTTGGCTAATGCTGCTGTAGCAGAATACAACATTGCAGAATTTGCTATCGGTGAATACGGTGGTTCTGCATTCGACAACAAGATCATCAATATCGGTGGATCAGGTAAGGTTATTCAGTTGGGTTTTGAGACCACTGTGAACACCAGACCGATTTCAATCCAGAAACTTGATGTATTTACTAAAGTAGGGAAGACGAGGTAATGAGTAACTATACCAAAACCACGAACTTTGCAATTAAGGATGGTCTTGTATCTGGTAACCCATCTAAGATCATCAAGGGCACAGAAATTGATACGGAATACAACAACATTGCTTCCGCAGTTGCTTCTAAGCCTGATGCTAACAACGGAGCACATACAGGAACTACTACGATGGTGAATTTAACCCTGTCTGGAACCTTCTCCGGTACTATTGACGGAGGTACCTACTAATGGCTACTAATTTCTCATTGGTTCCTCAGACAAGCACTAATCCCCTTGTAGCAGGCTTCAATGCTGCTGGAGGTGCTCCTGCTGCTAGTGGTGTTAATCTGCCTGGGTTGCTTAGCGGTCTGTTAAACACTGCTGGTAATGTCTATTCATTAAATCAGGCTTCAAATGCTGCTCAGCAGACGGGTCAAGAGACACTACAACAAACACAGTTCCGTCCTGTGGGTGTTACCACCCGCTTTGGTCGTAGTGGTTTCCAGTTTGATCCTACCACTGGTCGTCTGACTGGTGCTGGTTATCAGGTTGCTCCTGATGTGGCTGCTATGCGTGAGGCACTGCTGGGTATCTCCGGCGGTGCACTGCAACAGGCTCAGCAGCAGCAGGCTATGCAGCAGCAAGTCAACCAAGCTGCTCAAGGCTTGTTTGGCTTAGGACAGCAGTATGTTGCAGAGTCTCCGCAGGCTGCTGCACAACGCTTCATGGCTCAGCAGCAGGAACTGCTTGCTCCGTCAGATGAGCGTGCCTTAGCACAGCTTCAGAATCGTCTGTTCCGTACGGGCACTGGTGGCCTGTCTATGGGCGCTACGGGAGAGACTCCTAGCGGTGCTCCTGGCTTACGGGCTGCTAACCCTGCTATGGAAGCCTTCTTCAATGCCCAGCAACAGCGCAATGCTCAGTTGGCTGCTCAGGCACAGCAGGCAGGACAACAGCAAGTAACCTTCGGTCAAGGTCTGCTTGGCGGTGCTCTGAACCTACAACAAGGTGGCTATGGCGCACAACAGGCTGCTCTGGCACCGTTCAGCACTGGGTTCACTCAGGCAGGTTCTGTCGAACAAGCCGGTATGCAACCTCTGAACTTAGGTGCTCAATTAGGCGCTGGCCTTGCTCCTGGCGCTGCTCAATTGCTTGCTAACCAGCAGAATGCTGCTAATCAGTTGGGCTTAGAACGAAATACTGCTGTGGTTGGAAGCGCAGCCAAAAACATTGGAGCTTTGGCTGATCCGGTGGCTAAACTTATCAAGTCACTGTTTGGAGGTTAATAATGGCTGACGGACTTATGAATAATCCATTTCTTGGCCTGTTGAACATGGGTCTGTCGCCTGAGCAAGCTCAAGCACAGATTGATGAACAAAGAGCCATGCAGTTTGCTAACATGAATCCGCAACAACGGGCTGCTGCGGGTATTTATCAAGGCATCACGGGTATTGGCCGTGCACTAGGTGCTCGCGATCCGATGCTTGAGCAGGCTTCTCAGATCAGGGCTCTTCAGCAACAGTTTGATACGCAGACTGCCGAAGGTATGACTGGATTTGCGCGTGCCCTAGAGTCCCTCAATCCAATGTTGGCGCGTCAAGCCGCTGCTGAAGCACGGAAGATGCGTGCCGAAGAAGCAGACATCGCATCGAAACAGGCTTTAACTAAGTCGCGCATGCGTGAAAATGATCCTAGAGAGTTGTTTATTCGTGCTAACGCAGATAAGTACACGCCTGAGTCCATTCAGACTTTCTCTTCTTCTGGTAACTACAGTGATTTGAAGCAGATCACCAAGGATGCAAAAGACATTGCACCTAGTGCTGACTTTGTTGCTGTTGCTGGTGAGCTTGGTTTTGGTGTCAAGAATAAGATTGGTGACTACTCTCCAGAACAACTTAAAGCAATTAATCAAACTTTATTCCAACGAGCTAAAGAAAAAGCACCTAGAACACAAGTAAGTATTGATACTAAAGGTACTTCAGCATTCGCTGAAAGGCTCGGGGAAGAAGATGCTAAAGCTGTTGTACAAGCTCGTAATAAGCGTGATACGGCCATCTCTGAGTTACAGACTCTTGATCGGGCTATTGGTCTTTCTAATGCTCCTGTTGTTTCAGGAAGCTTGGCAGACCTTCGTTTAGATGTACTGAATTTCTTAGACACTGCTGGTATCCTTGGTGGAAGACCTAAGCAGCAATTGGTAAATTCTCAGCAATTCCAGAAAGAAACGGGAGATTTAGTTCTTGCTAAGATCAAGGCACTTGGTGCCAATCCGTCTAACGCTGACCGTGAATTCGTTGCAAAGATTGTGCCAAGTCTTAATACAAGTGCAGAAGCTCGTAGGCAACTTCTTGACTATCTGCAAAAGCGTGCTCAACAGGTTGTTGAAGAAACTTCTCGTCTGGAAGATTATGCTGTTAAGAATAATTCCTTACGCGGGTACAAACCAAAGATTGAACTTATCAAAGGCGGTGCTGGTCCAGGCACTACCAGCAAAGGAACTTCTTATCAAATCGTGGAAGATTAAAGGATAGCAGATGCCTACTTATTTGATTGAAGGTAAAAAAGTTAAGACTGACCGACCCCTGTCTGATGACGAGATTGACGAGATCGCTTCTTCAATCAAGGGTACGGCGGCTGCTCCTGCTCCAGCGCCCCAACAAGAACGACCCTCAATGGGACAACAAATGTTTGGGCTGGGCAGTCCCTTGGCTAGTTTTGTTGCTGGTTCCCTTGTTCAGCCTGCTTTGGGGGCAAATCAGTTATTAGCTCAGTTGCCTATCTTCCCAGAAAGTGTGCGAACTGGGGCTACGCAATTAGCTCGTGGTTTTGAGCAGCAGCAACAGGCAGCTAAGGAACAGGTGGGTAGAACTGGCTTTGACATTCCTGAACTTCTTGGTCAGGTTGTTTCTCCTGTTAATAAACTTGTTCCTGTTACCCCGGCACAAGGGGCTGGAGCACTTCCTAAGTTAATTGACTTTACGACCCAAGCAGCCTCTCGCGGGGCTGTGCAAGCTGGTTTACAGCCAGTAACATCAGAAGAAGACTTTTCTACGACAAAACTTCAGCAGATGGGCGGTGGTGCTGTTCTTGGCCCGGCTGTTGAAGGAAGTATGAAGCTTCTTGGTGGATTGGTTGGGTCTTTTAGGGGCTTGACTGATACGGGCTTACGCCAAGCAGTGAAGGATCGTCTTGATACTTTGGCTGGTAGTGCAAAAGAAGAAGCTATTGAGGCACTTAGAAATGTTACCGAGTATGTAACGGGTTCTCGTCCTACTGCGGCAGAGGCTCTAGCAAAGATTCCCAGTGCCTTAGAACTTGGCAAGATTCAACAAGATTTAGCATCTACTACGGGAACTGCTGCTGCTTTTGCACAGCGAGAAGCTGATCAAGCTGCTGCTCGTTTGAAAGAGTTGAGTAGAGTAGCCCGTACCCCTGAGGAAAGAGCAGCTATTGAAGCTCAGCGTGATGCGATTACGACACAGTTGCGTAATCAGTCTTTTGCCAATGCTGGGTATACCTCCAACTTAGTTGGTCGATTAGAGGCAGAAATCAGGGACAAGGCTGCTAACTTAGAGGCCGAAGCTCGTAGAATGGCTGCTGCTGGAGGCCCAGGAGAATCTGGTAGGAAGCAGGGAAGGGCTTTAATCGAAAGCCAACGGAAACGGGAAATAGATTTTAAAAAGCTTCAATTAGACAGTCTTGAGACTTCTGGAATGTATCCTTTGAGGGCTGCTGATATTACTAATCGTTTAGACGCAGCAATTAAGGGAACAAGTAATGATGAAGTTCGCTCTGTTTTAACTTTCATTCGTGGAAAGATTGAGGATAAAACAGATAAGAATGGAATGTTATCCAGTATTGATCTTTATGAAAATGTCCGTAAAACGCTAAATCAAGACATTCTTGGATATTTACAACAAGCCAACAAACCATATCAGGGCGGTGTTCCTGAACAGTTAGCGAAAACTTCTGGCAATATCAAGAATTTTATTGATGATGCTATGGATAAGGCTTCTGGGGGTCTTTGGAAAGACTACTTAGAGAATTATACCAAGTACAGTCAGAAGCTTAACAGAATGGACATTGGTAAGTTGCTTGTGGATAAGCTACAAGTTCCGCTAAAAGAAACCAACCTGGAGCGTGCCGGTGTCTTTGCTCAGGCTGTAAACGATGCCGCAGCAACGATTAAGAAGTCTACTGGACTTCCTCGTTACACCAATCTCTCTCAGATTCTTACCAAAGATGAGGTAAATTCTGTAAATGCCGTTCTTGCTGATCTCACAAGAAAAGATTTAGCTGATCGGTTTGGTCGCAATGTACGGGCTCAACAAGAAACAGTTGAAGACCTTGCAGGAAAAGTACCAGCTACTTTGAGCAGAACGGGTCTTGCTGTAAAACAAGTCTTAGAATTCATGCAGAAGGGCAGCCCAGAACGCGCAAATAGGCTAATGGCTGAGTTATTCCTTGAGCCTGCTAAGCTGGCTGAGTTTATGGCAACAGAAGTTTCACCCAGTCGCGTAGATAAGCTTTCAAAGGCTTTATATCGTGTTATGGATGAAGGCTCTCGCCGTTCATTCTCTCAACAGTTTGGTGTTATGACAGGAGGAAGCCAATAATGTTTGAAGTCCTCGGTGGAGGGCTACTAGGCAGTATCTTCGGGGGTCTGTTCCGACTGGCTCCCGAAGTACTCAAGTGGCTTGACCGTAAAGATGAGCGTTCCCATGAACTCAAGATGTTTAGCCTTCAGACTGACCTCGAAAAGATGCGAGGTGAGTACAAGATGGAAGAAAAGTATGTTGATTTCAGCAAGGCAAACATTGATGCAATCGGGCAGGCATTTAAGCAGCAAGCAGAAGCTGATAAGAAAGCCTACAAGTGGGTTGCAAGCATTTCTGCTCTGGTTCGTCCTGGCATTACTTGGTTGCTTTTTGGACTGTATACTGCTGTAAAGATTATTAGTGTATCTTACGCAGTCAATAGTGGACTTCCGGCTATTCAAATTATGCAAGAGATTTGGACACCGGACGACTTTGCAATGTTAATGATGGTGTTGACATTCTACTTCCTCGGAAGGCCGTTAGAGAAGCGAGAATCAAAAGCATGAAAAAGCTTTACTTTACTGAAGAGGAAAAGAAACAGGCGAAGGCCGAATGGGATCGTCAGTACCGACTCAGAAAGAAAGAGCAGGTAAAGCAGCAGAAACAGCAGTATTATTTAGACAATAAAGATAAAATAGCTGAAAAGAGTAAACTGCTATATCTAGCTAACGCAGAAAAAGTTAAGCAACGAGTCAAACTCTGGAAGGAGAATAACCGTGAAAAACACAATGCTAATTGTATGGAAAGACATACAAAGAAAATGCAAGCGTGCCCTTCATGGCTTTCAGAGGATGATAAGTGGTTTATTCAAGAAGCGTACCACATAGCTAAACTTCGTTCTGAAGTAACTGGGGTTAAGCACCATGTAGACCATATCGTACCGCTACGATCTAAGCAGGTATGTGGTCTGCATGTTCCTTGGAACCTTCAGGTTATAACAGCGTCTGAGAACTGTTCTAAACGGAACTCTTTCAATGAACCCCGCAACTGAACTCTGTAAGAACCTGCTAGTCAAGCCCTTTGAAGGATGCGCTAAGGTGCTTCCTTCAGGGGCTGTCAAAGCCTATCCTGATCCCGGTACTGGTGGAGCACCGTGGACAATCGGATATGGTGCCACAGGCCCAGGGATAGGCCCAGATACGGTCTGGAACATGCAACAGTGTGAAGAAGCCCTAGACGAGCATCTAGAGTACTTCCATGCCGGTGTTCTGAAGCTGTGTCCTGGCTTGAAGGATGAGCCTCCTAGACGACTAGCGGCTGTGATCTCATGGGCCTACAACTGTGGTCTAGGTAACCTCAGAGTCAGTACCTTCAGGAAGCGTATCAATGAGAAAGACTGGGACGGAGCAGCCCAAGAGTGTTTGAAGTGGAACAAAGCAGCCGGTAGGGTCT